GTTTCCTTTCTGCGTACGGAAGTTTTTGCCATTCCTCCAATGTTAACGCCCCCGTTGGTCTTGCGACTTGTGGCGCGTTTTGGGTAACATTATCGGTTTGCGCTCCAAACAATACCGGCCATTCCTCCGATAATGTTTTGGCAACAAGGTCGGCCCCGTAAATTGTCCCCGTTTCCTTGTCTATTTTAACCGTGTCGAGTTCTGCCAATTGAACCGCTTTATCAACATATTCGGGTTTTAATCCGAGTTTTTGCAATTCTTTTTTCAACTCTCCGGTTTTGGCCGTATTTAACTTTTCGTTTGCGGCCTTATCAACAACCCCCGTTAATTCCTCGACTCGTTGTTTTTGTTGTTCATAAAGGGTTTTATAATCTTCTTTTTCTTTTAGCGCTTTTTCCTCACCTTCTCGGATTTGGTTTTGTAACGCCTCAACTTGTTCCTGCAATTTTTGATTGCTTGAACGAAAATTATCTTTTTCGCCCTTTAACTTACTAACAAAACTCTCGTCGTAAGTTTTCCCGGCATCGGCCCCACTGGTGACCGAATCGGCGCCCACTGGTGCGCCTGGTTCGTTTGTAACATTATTATTACTGTTTTCTTGCCCCTTTTCAACTGTCATAGTTTAAGCCTCCTAATAGCTCGTTTAATATCGTCGTTGTACGCCTTAATTATTATACGTTGTTCGCCTTTTGTTAATTCAAAAAACGGTCGCGGTATGGATTTGGTCGGGGACGTTCGCCCCGCTTGAACAAATATTGCAACCTCGGCATTTGTTGGAACGGGTTTTTTATTGAACAAATCATGGTTTTTGTATGGGGTTCTTTTTGTATCAGGAATAAATAAAGTAAACCCCAACCCGTTAACCTTAAAATCAATCGAATCAAGCATTTGCCCGGAAAATGTTAAATTTGAACGCGTTTCCCCGAAAAACTTACCAGTTTTAGGCGGTCGACCGTCCGGGCCTTCAATGAATACGGTTCGTTTTCCCCCGCCCGTTTTAAAGGTTCGCATAATCCCCGTACCTTCGCGAACGGAAATTGTATTTTCTTCTAATGGGGCAAGCCTATAGCTCTTTTCGCCCTTTGAACCTAAACCACGTTTAACCCGGCGCCAAATAATCTCTCGAGTTCTTTTGGCCAATCGCCTAAACGTATTCCGTTCAAGCAATTCTTTTTCGAGTAAACGTAATTTTTCCGCTACTCTATTCGAATCGGCCGTAAAGTCTTTATTGCTCATCTATTGTGTCCACGGATGAAATCCCGGTTAATGCAATGTTAGCTTGCGAGTCCTCAACAACCCCAACGCTTAAATTAAAGTCGAGGGTTTCTTTTTCGAAGTCTATTAAATTAATTATTGATTCCTCTCCGAAATCCCTAATTGTTCTTTTTAATAACCTATCCTCTTCGTTCGGGGGTAGGCCTAGAAAATCTCTTTTTATTTTTCTTAGTTTTCCCTTTGTTTTCCTTTTTCCTTTCGTAACCGCCCCGAATCGCCTTTTTAATCCGTTAATATGGCCATGGGCCTTATCGTTATTGAATTGGTCGGGAATATGAATTTTAATTATCCTGGAATTGGTTTTCCCAACCCGCATCGAGGCAAGCATTTCCCCGGTTAGTTTTAGATTAACTTTATTGGGGGATTTTCTATAAATCTTAAACTCTAAACTATTCTGGTATCGCTGTGAATATGGTTTAAAAAATGGAGAGTTGTTTTTGTCAATCCCGCGCTTTTCGGTTCGTAATGCAATTTCATCAATAATCGCTTCGCCATATTTTTGTTTGAATATAGCACTACTCATTAACCCGCGAAGTTTAGATTGAACGGCCCGAGGGCGTCCGGACATTGCCCGATTAAATACTTGAACTAAATCAATTTCATATTTAACCTTACTCGCCATCGTCGTCGTTTTCCTCGTCGTCGTTATCGTCGCCTATTTCTAAAACCCGCTCCATGGCCATTTCTTTTTCTTCTTCGATTTCATCTAATAATTGTTCAATCTCGGTTTCGGACATACCTGGGTTTAATCTTTTTAGTTCGCGGCGTTTAGTTGAAAAACCTTTTTCAATTCGAAATGCGGCCTCTTCTAGTTTTTCTTTTTCTGATTTAACAATTTTCACTTCCGGAAAATGTATCGACAATTCAAAATCTTTTGAAAACTCGTCGTTATATTTCCCCTCTAAAAGTCGGCGTTTTCGCCAGAATGGAATTAGGTTTTTGGATAGTTTGTTCCATATATCGTTTTCAGCATCAACAAAATATTGTTGTTGATCCTCTCGATCCTCCATTGACTCCGATTCATCCAGCATTTTGGAAATGCCCGACGCTGCGTTTTTGGTTGTTAATTGCCCCTGGATTGAACCCGCGGATAATGATTTGGTTGATAAAAGGAATGCTAAAACCGCTTCAATCATCCGAAGCATTTGGTCAATATCAACTTCCGGTTTAACTTGATTTATTTCCGGGCGTTCGCCGTCCGGGCCATATTCTAAGTTAACAACCGAGTTAGGGTTTATAGGAATTTCCCCATCAACGCCAATCGTGTAAATCATCGACCATGCTTGATATTTACTAGCAAACGATAAATCGGAGAGTAACAAAGGAATTGCAACCCCAACCTTTAACAAATCGTCGTCGGGTAATGGGATTAATTGCGTATCTGATTCGTTGATATAGGTAAACGGTAAAACTCCAAATGGGTTCGAACCCGTGGTATTCCCCATGGCGCCCATGCGGCCCAAATCAGGTTCACCCTTACCATTTGTTATTAAAAAGTCTTCATCCGTCCACCATTCATAAACTCTTTTCGCCGGGTCGTGATCCCATGCCAATATTTTTAAAACAGTATCGGGAATTTGGGGGTCAATGGCCGAAGTAGAAAAAACCTCGTATGAACCGCGGGGAATTGTTCGCAAACTCGGGATTCCGAATTTATTTAGATATATTTCAACCAGCGCCCTTTTATATAATTTAAAATGGCGGTTAGCTGTTTTCATGCAACGATTTATTTTTAAACCGTCCTCGTAAACCTGAATTAATTCGTTGTCGTCCTCGTTGCCGTCCGCCGACTTTCTCATGGGGGCAGTTTTGTAAACCATGCTCAATTTGTTAACAATTTTCTGGACGATATTTATTGGAATCATCCGTTGATTTAATTCAACAATAGATTCCGGTTTTTTAAATTCCTCAAAAAGGGCCTCTAAAACAACATCACGGATTTTGCCGTGATATATCCAATCCCGACGAATATCCTCGTCGCGTAAATCTTGCATTTCAGGGTTTTCTAGTATTTCAATATTCGACTGAATTAATCCGGGGGTTAAACGTGGCATATAATTATAATCCGTTACGTTAAAATATTATTCATTAATAAGTATAAGTTAATAATACGACGCCGTAAATTTGGCCTTTCTTTTCTTGATTATTCCATGAAAGAACCAATCCCCATAGCTAAAAGAATCCGAGGCGTGACTGAGATCAATATTATCCTTCGCAATCGACTTTCCGTCCTCGCTCCATGCGGTTAGCTCCAAGTCTTTAATAAGGGTTTTACAACTCGGATCAATGAAATGCTTCCGATGATACAAATTTGAGTTTGCCGATATTATCCGCGATTCGACGGGCGGATTCTTGAAACGCTCGGTTAATAACCCGGCGTCCCTAAAATGTTCATAATTGGTTTTCGTTATAGCAACGTCCCTTTTGTTGTTTCCGGTCGCGTCCCCGATAACGATTACGGGGCGGGTTGGGTATTTGGCCTTGATCTTTTTGGCCATGATCCTAGAACCCTCAAATTTTAAATGTTCCTCGCCAATCGAATAAACTATATCGTTGGCCCTATCGTAAAACATATAGGTTCCGCAATAATTTGCAATATTGTAATCCGTAAAAAAATATAATTGGTCTTGATCTGATAATAAGTGTCGGCATGGTTTAACGTGGACGTCGCGGGAAAATTCATTATAAACCGCCCCAACGTTAATTAATAATCTTTTCGCCGCGCATTCTTGTTCAAATAAGCGGGGGGAATAAGTCGAGCGAAGCATTTCAACATATTCCTCGGATAATGATTTATTTTCCCAAGTAGGGGCGATTAATATTTTTTTATCTGGAGAGTTATTATCGAAATAATCCGAAACGAAATTAAACCCGTTCGGAGTCGATGTAATCCGTAACAATTCAGGTTCAACCCTCAACCGCCCGAGCATCGCCCGCCATGCTTCCGGTTTATAATATTCCGCCTCGTCGGCCATGATAATAGAAATGTTTGGCCCTCGAAATGCCGAATCGTAGTTAACCGCCCCAACACAATAAATCGTTACCCCATTCCAAAAAGTAAATGTTTGGGATGATTTGTCGTGTTTATAATGGACGCCCTCGACGAGACTAAACATTTTAAATATTGAAAGTAATTCAGGCAAAACCGCCTTTTTGAATTGCGGAATATCCCGCGAAACAATCATAAAGTTTTTTCCGGCGTATTTAAAAACAGACAAGGTTATAAACAGGCAACCCGAAAAAGTTTTTCCGTAACCGATCCCACATTGGAGTAAAACCGATTTTTCCGGGGCGTGGATAAACTCGTTCTGTTTTTCCCATAAAGTTAGGTTGACGTCCACTGTTAACCGTTTGTTAGTTCTGTAATTTTATCTTGTATAGAATCCCATGCCTTTAAAAACCTTTTCGATGGGAACTCGTCCCCCCATAAAATCCAATTAGGCAATGCGACGATAAAAAATAAAATCCATAAAAAAGAATAAAAGGCCCTTATCCATAAAAAAGAATAAAAGGCCCTTTTAAAAATAATCATTCTATTTCTCGACGGTAATATTTAGATTTATATTATTATCTTTTTCGGCAATTTCGGATTCGGGTTTTTCTTGCCATTTGAAACGGTTTTTCATGTTGAAAATCCAAAGGGCGGTATTTACTTGTTTGCCGTCTTTGGTGTGAGTGATATTTTCAACGGCGGTTTTTTCCCAAAAAAGGCGCGATAACTCATTTCCTTTTTGTATGGCGTCGGAAAAGTTATCATGCTGTTTTTTCCATTCGTAAAGGGTATCTTTACAAATACCCAACAACCCCGCAACTGATTCCGTGGAAAAACCTTTTGATAAGTGATCTATTATTTTTTCAATCATTTTTTCTTCGGATTTTTTAGTTTTTGGGTATTTTGTTGGTCGCCCCATGGCCATAATAATTTTCCTGGTTCCCTTTTAGAGTTTATCATAAACTCCTTGGGGTATAGAGTCAAAATTTAGTCGTATGAGTCAAATTTAATAAGGCTATAATTTTTAACTTTTTTAACTGAAAAATTACTTGGCAACTCTTTAATTATTTTTCGCATTGAGCGAATAGCTTGTTTTTTACTTTTTTTACCATGGGGAACTTGTATTTTAATAGAAACAATATGGTTCAAATGATCCCCAAAACCATGCTCACATTTTAAAAAAAAATTCCATTTATCCATCATTTTATTTTTCCCTGTTTAAATTATTTTCCTCTCGGTTTACAAAATCCTCGTATAAATCAAAATTTTCCATAATGAAGTTAAACATTTTTTCGAATGCGTCCGTTTTGCCGTCCGGATTATTTTCTAAAAAAAGTTTTTGGTTTTCCGTTATTCTTATATGTAATATTTCGGGTTTCATTTTACCTAATCTTTGCTTCTAATATTTCTACTGCATCTATTAATTCTAGCAAGCTGTTTTTTATTTTATGTACTTCTTCGTGTATAAAAATGGATTCATAATCAGTTATAAAATAAACCCCGGAATCGTCTTCTATTTTATTTAAAACTCTTTTGGCCCATTTTATAGAATAAATTTTTGCCATTTTATAATCAAAAGAACAAACGGGCATTTGTTGAGAAAAAGACATCAGATATAATTTATTTTTATTTTTATCTATTTTACAAATAACAAACATGATTATACCCCTTTTAAATATAATCTTTTTTTATTGAACAAAATCCATAAACCTTTTGAACTTTTATTAACCTTCCTAAAATATTTTCTTTTCCTATCCCTATACCATTGGCCTTTTTTTCTTTTTATAAAATGCAAAACCCTAACATCACCATAAGCTACTAACGACAAGTCAATTAAAACCATTCGCAAACAACCCCATTCTTTTTTGGCAAACGCCTGGAAAGGGCGATTATGTCTTTTTAAAAACCTAACTTCAGATTGAATTAAATTCATCCCCTGCCCCTTTATTTAATAATCCATCGGCTCTTGATCTAACAACATCTCTAAAATCCAATTGTTCAATCCGCCCTCGACTTTTTCCGTTAACTCTTTTTTTCCTTTGGAATTATAAATTTCTGATAACGTCCCATATTCCTCCGGTGACAATTCTAGTTCCAATCTTAATGTCAATGGCCCGTGTTTTTCTGATTTCATTTCCTACCCCTTATTTTGTTATTTATTTACTTGAACACATACACGTTTTTTCAAACATACCGCAAACACGACAATATTTTTGCCCTTTTACTTTTTCCATTTCTTTTATTAGAAAATCTTTATTTGTTGATTTTTCTTTTAATTCATCCCCTACAAAAAACCCATAAACCGGAAGGTCTTTTTTGTTATAACCTATAAAATGTACGTTTACAGTATTCATCCTATACCCCTTATTTTTTGGCCCTAATTAAAGGGCCGTTTTTGTTTGTTTTAATGTGCAATCCGGGTTATCCCATTTTCCCGCATCATGTACTTTTTCACCTATT